CGAGATGCGCGCGGAGCTCAGCGAGGACCGCTACGTGCGGGAGCACCCGGCGTTCATCCGCGTGCGCAACGAGATCGCACGCGTGCTGGTGGCATACCCCGAGGCTGCGCGCGCGGTCGCCGATGCGCTGGAGCGCCTCGACCTATGACGAGTTCCAACGCGATCGAGATATACGAGCGCCGCGTTGGGCGCCCACGCAACGCCGAGCGCGAGCGGGGGCGCTTCGGCGAGGCGATCGGCCTGCGCATCCGCACCGACCTCGTGAACCACACCACGCTGCGCTTCCCGTCGAACGAGTACGCGCTGCAGCCGGTGAAGTTCTTTCAGGACATTCTCGGGGTGATGCCGTGGTCGCGGCAGATCGAAATCATCAACCTCGTGCGCGACTACAAGCGCGTTGCAGTGCGCAGCGGCCACAAGGTCTCGAAGTCGCACACCGCGGCGGGCATCGCGCTTTGGTTCTACTGCTCGTTCCCGGACGCGCGCGTCGTGATGACAAGCACCACGTCGCGCCAGGTGGACCAGATTCTGTGGCGCGAGCTCCGCATGCTGCGCGCGCGCTCGGGGCGGTGCCTTGCGTGCAAGTCAGAGGACCCCGAGGGGCTACGCATCCCGCGCCCGTGCCCGCACTCCTCACTGATCGACGGCGAGCAGGGTGAGCTTGCGCGCACGGGCCTCAAGGCTCCTGACTTCCGCGAGATAGTGGGCTTCACCGCGCGCGAAGCGGAAGCCGTAGCAGGCATCAGTGGACGTAACCTCCTCTACATAGTGGACGAGGCCTCCGGCGTTGGGAGCGATATCTTCGAAGCAATCGAAGGCAACCGCGCGGGCGGCGCGCGCATCGTGATGTTCGGCAACCCCACGCGCAACGACGGCGAGTTCTTCGAGGCCTTCTACAGCAAGGCGTCTCACTACCACACACTAACAGTCAGCTCAGAGGAGACTCCTAACGTCGTAGAAGGGCGTGAGGTCGTGCCGGGCCTCGCTGGCCTCGAGTGGATCGAGGAGAAGCGCATCGAGTGGGGAGAGAACTCTCCGATGTACCAGATACGCGTCAAGGGTCAGCACGCGCTTGCCGAAGAGGGCCGCATCTTCAGTATCCACCTCATCACCACGGCCGAGCAGCGCTGGGCAGACACTCCGAGCGCAGGGCTTCTGTACATCGGCATTGACCCCGCAGGCGAGAGCGGCACGGGAGACGAGACCGTGTTCTGCGCGCGCCGCGGCATGAAGCAGGTGTTCATGCGCGCGCACCGCGGGCTCAACGAGGAGCAGCACCTGACACAACTGCTGGCGTACGTGGCCCAGCTGAAGCTCCCGCGCGAGACGCCGGTCATCGTTGTCGACCGCGAGGGCTCGATCGGCTCGCGCCTGTTCAACACACTACGCAACTACACCGAGACCACGCACGCGTTCACGGTCGTGGGCGTGCGCGCCAGCGACCGGGCGGTGCGCCGACCACAAGTCTACGACCGCATGCGCGACGAGCTCGCCGCGAACCTCGAGCAGTGGTTCCGCGACGGCGGCGCCATCATGGAGGATGCAAAGCTCGCGGCGGAGCTCCACGTGTTCGAGTGGAAGCAGTCCGTCAACGGGCGTTTCAAGCTCACGCCCAAGGATGCGGTGCGCAAGCTCATCAACCGATCGCCGGACCGTTACGATGCGCTGGCCCTCTCTGCGTGGGAGCCACTCAGCTTGCGCGAGCTCCCGCCGGGGCTCGACAGTCGCGTGTCAGCTGCCAATGCGCGCGCCGAAGCTGCCAGTCAGCGGCCCGTGCTCGATCCGTACGCGGGGTCTGATGCGTGGAAAAAGTGAACGGCCGCCGCTCGCTGCTCGCACTGCTCCAGATCACAAGCGGGCGTGAGATTGCAGCGCGCTGCGGCGTTCACCCCTCGCGCGTGAGTGAGTGGGCAGCGGGACTAACAACGCCGTCGGACGTCCCGCGCGCGCGGCTGTGGACCATCTACGGCATCTCGCCCAGCAGCTGGGGCTCGAGCGTCGTCCAGACATCCAGCGTTCGGCGCTCAGTCTAGTTCCGCGCACGCTCCTGCGTGACGTGGCTTGCTACGTCACGTGAGCGTTACCGATCGCATCCGCGCTGCAACGAGCGCGCTCCTCGGACGGTCCGCCTACCAGGCACCCCCGCCAGGCTCCCCGCCGACGCTCGACTCGTACCAGGTCGAGCAAACGCGCAAGCGCATGGGTGGCCAGCTCGCGCTGCCGACCGTTACGCAAACGCGTTGGTACCTCGCGGACCTCGAACGCGCGGAGCTCAACGCCGACGCCGGCATCATCGAAGACGCGGCGCGCCTCATGACTGCCGCGCGCAAAGACGGCGTGCTGGCCGGTGTCCTGTCCACTCGCACTGCGGGCCTGGTCCGCCTACCGAAGAAGTTCCGCGGCGACGCCGACGTCATCTCCGCGCTCGAGGTGGGCCACAGCTATGTGCGCTCGGTGTTCGACGAGATGTTCCCGCCGAGTGAGCTCGCGCTGCTTGCCGCGGATGGCGAGCTGCTGGGCGTTGGCGTTGCGGAGCTCGTGCCCGTAGAAGGGCGCGACTACCCGGTGCTGGTGCGCTTGCCGCCAGAGTTCCTGGTCTACCGCTGGGTCGAAAATCGCTGGTACTACCGCTCGATCGCGGGGCTCATCCCCATCACGCCGGGTGACGGTCGCTGGATTCTGCACGTGCCTGGCGGTCGCATGACGCCGTGGCAGCACGGCCTGTGGCGCGCAATCGGACGCGCATACATTCGTAAGGAGCACGCGTCGCTCCACAAGGACAACTGGGAAGCGAAGCTCGCAAATCCGGCGCGCGTCGCGCAGGCACCAGCCGGCGCTGCCGAGGAACAAGCCGAGTCGTGGTTCCAGCAGGTGATGGCGTGGGGCGTCAACACCGTGTTCGGGATGCGTCCTGGGTACGAGGTCAAGCTCATCGAGTCGAACGGCCGCGGCTTCGACTCGTTCAACAAGACCATCGCCGACCAGAACAACGAGATGATTATCGCCATCGCGGGTCAGACAGTGACCACGGACGGCGGCGCGGGGTTCCAGAACAGCGACATTCACAAGACTATCCGCGCGGACCTCATCAAGGCGACCGGCGACGGCCTCGCGTACACGATCAACACGCAGGGCCTCCCAGTGTTTATTGCGCTGCGCTTCGGCCCCGACGCGATCGAGGCCAAGGCCACCGTGATGCTCTGGGACGTCACGCCGCCGAAGGACCGCAACAGCGAAGCGACCTCGATGGTCACCGCGGCGAACGGCATCAAGCTCATGAGCGAAGCGCTCGCGCCGTACGGACTGCAGCTCGACATCGCGGCGATCACGACGCAGTACGGCATCCCGGTCGACGACGACGCCAACGGCGACGGCCAGCCCGACTCACAACCCACTGTCGTCAACGGCGTGCTCACGCGCCCTGCGCCGCAGCTGCGCGCAGTGCCCGACCCTGAGCCCGAGGCCGACGACGAAGACGAGGAGGCCGCGTGAAAGGCACGTTCTCAGCGCCGTACAAGCGCAGCGGTATTCTCGCGATCGACCCGCGCGCGTTCTTCGACGTGTTTTCGATCCCCGAGACGCGCACGAACGCGATGCTCGGCAACGTCGCAATCGTCGACATCCGTGGCCCGCTGCACACCCACGACGATGGTTGGTGCGACTCCTACGAGGCCGTGCGGGCGCGCGTCGCAGAAGCGTGCGAGAGCCAAGCCCCGATCGTCGTGATGCGCATCGACTCACCGGGAGGCGATGCAGCCGGCTGCTTCGATGCAGCTCGAGCAATCCGCGCGTCCGCACGCGACACCAACAAGCTGCTGATCGCCTACGTCGAAGGCAAGGCTTGCAGCGCCTCGTACGCGCTCGCGGCTGCAGCAGACACCATCGTGCTCGGCCAGTCCGGCATCGTGGGCTCGATCGGCATCATCTCGACGCGCACGGACCTCTCCGAAATGAACGCATCGCGCGGGCTGCGCGTTGCACTGATCACAAGCGGCGCGCGCAAGGCGGACGGCAACCCCGACCAGCCGATGACCGAGAGCGAGCTCAAGGCGACGCAGGGGCTCGTCGACTCGATGGCCTCGGTGTTCTTCGAGCTCGTCGCGGAGCTGCGCGGCATAGACGCGGAGTCCGTAGCGGCGCTGCAAGCAGGTGTGTTCCACGGGGCCGGAGCAGTCTCGGTCGGGCTCGCGGATCGAGTGCAGTCGTTTGACGAAATGCTTGCGGCGTTCGCGAGCGGAGGATCGACCACTATGGCGAGTAGCAGCTATGAAAAGGCCAAGGCGGCTCTCGAAGAGACCGCCAAAGGCAGTGATGCGAACGCGGCAGCGGCAAAGCGCGCGCTCGCAGCGATGGAAGAAAAAGAGCCCGAAGAGGCTGCCGACGAAGGCGACAAGCCGGCGGAAGGTGGCGGCGACAAGCCAGCAGCCGCAGCCGAGCCCGACGGCGACGAGGAGGAAAAGAAGCCCAAGGAGGAAAACCAGGCTTCGTCCGACATCGCGATGCAGGCGCTCGCGGAGGTCCACAAGATGCGCGCCGAGCGCGCTGCCGAGAAGCTTTCGGCGGAGCGTAAGGAGCTGCTGGCCTCGCGCCCGGACTTCTCGCCCGAGTTCCTGGCCGTGCTGCAGACCGCTGACATGAAGACGGTTCGCAAGTTCGTCAAGGACCTTCCGAAGGTCGAAGGCGAAGCGAAGCCGCCCAAGAAGCTCGGCGCAGCTGCAGCCGCGACCACGCCCGCCGCCACGCGCGGCGAAGGCACGGGCGCTGGCCACAGCGATACACCGATTGCTGCGATCAACGAGATGGACCGCGCTATGGGCCTGATCGACTCGAAGCTGCAGTGCACGCGCCAGGGGAACTCCCTGGTCTTCGGCATCAGGGAAATCCCTCGAACCGCACCGGTTGAGACGCCGGTGGCTGGAGGTGCGAAATGACCGCGCTCACTAACGAGCGCCAGGGCCATCGTGAGTCCTGGCAGTTCCACTTGTTTCCGCTCGCGAGCGGAAACAAGGCGTGGAAGAACGCGCTGATCGGCATCGATCTCGGGTCGGGCAAAGTCGTGCCCGCGTCGACGCGCACCGACCTCCTCATCATCGGCGTCGCTGCCGAGACGGTCGATGCAACCTCGGTCGACAAGCTGCTCAACGTACGGCTCTCGCGCGAAATCTGGGTCGACTGGTTGGCCAACGACGCGTCGTCCATCGTCGCGTCCGACCTCGGCGCGCTCTGCTACCTCAAGGACGACCAGTCCGTGACGATTACGCCCACCGGCGCATCGATCGCGGGTCGCATCTGGGCCGTCGACAGCGGGCGCGGCGTTGCGGTCGAGATGCTCGACGCTGTTCCGGCTCCAGTGGCCTCGCTCACTGGTCTGACTGCGCTCGAGACCACTCTCAGCGCCTTCAGCTCGAACAACATCAACGTGCCTGCAACGCCAGTGAGCGGTGCGATGTACGAGGTCCCGGCAACGGGCGCCGCGTCCACCATCACGCTCCCGGCGACTGCCGACGAGGGAACGGTCCTCTACTTCCTCGCCGACGGCACTAACAACGCGCACACGGTCCAGTACCGCGATGCAACGGGTCCCACCAACATCACCACTGCGCTGACCGCGTCCAAGCGTCACATGGTCATCGCGGCATTCCTCAACGGTGCGTGGCGCGCCAACGCTTACGTCAGTCCGTGAGCCGGGCCTGACTAAGAGAAAGCAAAGCAAGCCATGCCTGCATTGACCCCTGCCGTTCTGATGGACCTCGAATCGCGCATGCAGATCATCACTGAGCGCGAATACAACCGCCTTGCGGCCAACGTCTGGTACCCGTCGATCACGAAGCTGCGTGGCTCGACGGGCCACCGCGACGTCATCATGTGGCTGCTGTCCACGGCGCAAATCCGCGACCAAGGCAAAGGCGGCAACATCAACTACTCGGACCTGGTGTCTACG